AAGTGTGACGAGTGCGGCAAGGGCATGAACGAGGGTTATCTCATCGACAACGGCTACAAGTACTACTGCTCCGACGAGTGCTTGCACAAGAACATGACACCCGAGGAGTGGCTTGAGTTGTACAACGATGGCGACGGGGACTCATGTTGGACGACATGGGATGAAGACCCCGATGAGTACATGGTGGACGACGACGACCCGGCTCCGAACAAGTTGAGCGTGGAGTTGGCGGATGTTGTGGACTCGACGGGCAGGGTCGATGAGGAGAAGGTCGCTAGGTTGTTCGCCAAGCAACTGCAACAGGGGCGGTTTCTCGACCCCAACAGGTACAACTTCATCAACTGGACTATCACCTGCGATGTGCAGGTCAAAGAGGAGGACAAGGCATGAGCAAGCTCGACCGTGTAGCAGTCTGGAAACTTATTCGTCACGGCCTTGCCGCACAAGATATGTATCCGAGACTGAGGTACAAGGCATGACCAGAAAGGAACTCATCGACGCTATCGTCAACTGCGTCATCACCAACATCTGCGAGGGCTACGACGGTGGTCTGGAGGCGTGGGCGGAGGATGTGCTGAAGGACGGACGGACGGGTGAGCCGCTCAATGGCCTGACCACCCAACACCTACGGGAGTGCTACGCAGAACTGACGAAGGAGGACAAGGCATGAGCAAGCAACCGCTAACGATCCCCATTACCTTGAGCATCGACGACTTGGGCGACGGGTTCTATGACGAGGTGTTGGAGGAGTTCAAGCATGTCATCGCCCGTATGGGGCATGACCCGGACAAGTTCTTTTACGACCAATGGCGCATAACTTGCGTAGCAGAAGAGGACAAGGCATGACCGTTTGGCCAAAGATAGAGAACACAGTCGAGAGTCTTACTAGAGAACTTGAAATATCGAAGCGAAGACATGCCCAACTGTGGAACCAATACCGGGAAGTCGAGTCTAAGATATATACAGAGAACGCATGGCAGAGGCATGTGCGTGACCAACTGAACCTTTTGACTGGTAAACAATCTAACAGCGTATTAACCAATACGGAGGATGGACAATGAATATCGAAGTGAACGAGACACAGACTGCTGACGAGTTGCTGCCCAAGCCAAAACACATCGTGTCGCTTGCATCGTCGTGTGTGTTGGTATCTATCGAGAGCCATGTGTGGAACGCCACCGTGCAAGACCGTGATATCAGTGAGGAAGTCACTAATGCGAAGCGGGCTGACCGGGATGCTGGTAGGTTCATCAAGAACCTTCTCGCCAAGAACCCCGAGCACAAGGCGGTGCTGAACTATCGGCAGACTATCTACAATTGGTCGCAGCGATGCACCTACGATTGGGCGGGGTCGCAGCGTCTGCTGCCCGTCACAAACCTGACCCGGTTCCATACCGAGTATCAGGAGCATGAGAAACGGTTCCATGAGTTGGTCGATGACTTCTTGGACAAGTACCCGTCCATTGTGTCCAACATGGCATTTGTGCAGGGGACGATGTTCGACCGAGCGCAGTACCCCGATGTATCTGAGTTGCGCGGTAGGTTCTCTATCGACCTTATCCAGAGCGAGGTGCCGACTGGGGACTTCCGCTGTGCCATCGCCGCTGACTTGGTGGATGACATGGCGAAGCATTACGAGCGACAGGCCAAGCGTCTGGTCGAGGACATCCTCAACAAGCAGACGACCCAGTTGGTCGAGATCATGCAGTCCATCTCGTACTGCTGCGAAACCGAGACCGTGATTGACGACAAGGGTGAGGTCAAGGTACGCCGTAGAAAACTTTATGACTCCACGTTGGAGCGTGCCCGTGAACTGTGTGAGACCTTCAAGGGATTCAATCTAACCGCCGATTCTCGACTGGAGGATGCACGGGCGAAGTTGCAGGTGTTGCTTGGTGACCTAACGATTGAGCAACTGCGTAACTCCGATGCCAAGCGTATCGTGGTCAAGGATGGTATTGACGACATCCTGAGCAAGTTCGGGATTTAATTGGATGAGTTGTTTACGTATTAACTAATACTGTGAGGTGGTTTTATGGCTATTCAAATCAACGATGCTATCGGTTTGGATGAGGTGGCAAACCTAGTCATGACGGTAGGCCATGAGGTGACCGTCGTGCTGAAGGGTGAGCCGGGTATCGGCAAGTCAAGCGTGCTGAAGGAGTTGGAGCAGCAGTACGGTGACAGGTACGACTACATCTACGTGGACTGCCCGGTGATGGACTTGTCGGACATCGTGATGCGTATTCCAGACCATACTACGAAGTCTCTTGAGTCTTACGTGTCCTCGCTGTTCAAGTTGGGCAGTCCGAAGCCGAAGATGCTCATGCTCGACGAGTTCATGAAGACCAACAAGTTGTTGCAGACCTTGTTCACCCGACTGATGTTGGAGAGAACCGTAGGCGATGCTGCACTGCCAGCTGGCTCTATCGTGTTCGCCACGTCTAATCATTCATCAGATGGAGTGGGCGATGCGATGCTTGCCCATGCTGGCAACCGTGTGATGATCGTCAATGTGGATAAACCCCGACACGTCAAGTGGAACTTGTGGGCTGCGAGTCGTGGGGTGTCTTCTGTAATCCGTGCATGGGTCGCTATGAACCCACGGTGTCTCGCATCGTACCTTGATGGTGGGCAGGACGATAACGAGTACATCTTCAACCCGTCCCGTCGTGGAGTGATGTCTTTTGTCACGCCCCGGTCGCTCGTGAAAGCGGACGTTGTGGTCAAGAACCACGAGAAGTTGGGTCGCGCCGTGACTAAGGCGGCTCTGGCGGGTACCTGTGGTGCTGCGTTCGCTAACTCGTTCGAGGCGTTCATGGCTCTTGGGAAGCAGTTGACCCCGGTCAAGGACATCATCAATGACCCTGAGAACGTGGCTGTTCCTGAGAAACCCGCAGCGTTGTTCATCACCATGTTCAATGCTATCGACACCATCGAGACACAGGATGACCTGTCCTCGTTCATGACTTTCGTCAACCGCATCCGTTCGGAAGAAGTGCAAGAGTGTTTCTTCACGATGGCATTGCAGGGTCGCCTCAGCCGACTGGCTAGTCGCAATGACCAGATGAAGGCATGGGGCATGAAGAACTTGGAACTTATGATGCCGTAAGGAGTCTTACTGATATGAACGTAGTACCTAAGCAAGTGAGCATGGACATACGCCTGAAGAAGGCGCACATCCGTCTGATTAAACACCCCGAGACGTGCCTGTATGGTGGCGTCATCCTGATGGGGGAGACGAGCATAATTGATGACCCCGCGCAGTGTCCGACCGCATACACGGATGGGTACAACAAGCGGTACGGTCGAGCGTTTCTTGAGGGACTGACTGACCCGGAGATCGCAGGCCTTGTGCTACATGAGAACCTGCATGTTTTGATGAAGCACATCCCGCGACACCGGGACTTGATGAAAGAGAACGGTAGGCTGACGAACATGGCGATGGACTACGCCGTGAACGACATCATCATGGACTTGCACATCAGTCACCCGGCGTTCATCAAGTTGCCGGACGGTGGCCTGTATGACCCGATGTTCAAGGGTTGGTCTGTCCGGCGTATTTATGAATACTTAAAGAAGGAGCAGGAAAGCGGTGGTGGCGGTCGTCGTGGCGATGCGATGGACGAGCATGATTGCAGCAGCCACGACGGTATGACCGAAGGCGAGCAGGAACAAGTTAAGCGGGATATAGATGACGCAATACATCAGGGCGGCATCCTCGCTGGTAAGTTCGGTGCCAAGATCCCTCGTCTCATCAAAGACATGATGGCTCCACCAATCGACTGGCGTGAGGCGGCCCGTGAGTTCTGGGTTGCACATGCACGAGGCGCGGATGAGTTGACGTGGCGCAGGTTCAACAAGCACCGAGTGGCCGACGATTACTATCTGCCGTCTCTTATAAGTGAGACCGTGGGTGAGGTCATCCTGTCTATCGACACGTCTGGTTCCATAAGCAATGACGACATCGGACGCATCGCCGCACACATACAGGAACTGTGTGAGACCGTCACCCCTGAGCGCATCCGTGTGCTGTGGTGGGATACGCAGGTGCATGGTGAGCAGGTGTTCGAAGGTGACTACACCAATCTGAAAGGCCTACTCAAGCCTATGGGCGGAGGCGGTACCCGTGTTGGTTGCGTCAGCGATTATGTTGTGAGCAAGGGATTGAGCGCCGACTGCATGATCGTGTTCACGGATGGATATGTCGAGGACGATATCAACTGGCAGACACCCATACCGACCCTGTGGTTGGTCAAGGGTAACAACAACTTCAAGCCGCCTTCGGGTGGTCTGATTAACGTGGAGGATCGAGCATGAACGAGAGAAAACGAGTAGTGATTACGATTCACCGTGGTATCCCAGAGATTACCCAATGCCCGGACGACATCGATGTTGAAATCTGGGACTACGACACGGAAGGGATGCACCAAGACGAATTGGACGAATTGGTCAAGGATGACAAGGGTTGTGAGTATTTCTTGAGGGAGGGTTGAACATGACCGACAGAGAAAAACTTATCGCGCAACTGATAGCAGCAGTGGATGCTGCGTGGAAGGAGGAAGACTATACCTACCGGAAGTATCAGCAAGCGCAAGCCATATGGTTGAAAGCAAAAAATGAGTTTGACGCTGCGAACAGCGCACTTGAAAAAGCAACATCTTCATCGGATTGGAGGAGGACGAGCAATGACCGACAGAGAGACAGCGTTGTTGAATTCCCTGAAGACGGCTAACGATTTGCTTGGTGAATGTGACCAATACATCAGCGCCGAACCGAGCCGCCTGTTCAAGTGGTTCTGCATCGGATTGTTCGTGGGCTTTTTGATTGGGAGATTTGTATGACCGACAACAGCAGAACCTATACGAGCGTCATCGACACCGAAGTCTATGACAACGGGATGATTCTGGCCACCGTGAAAAACACGATCGACAAGGTCGAGGGGAGGAAGTGATGAACAAGGAAGAAGCCTTTGAGTACCTTGAACGCCTACGCGAATCGGCGGTAACTAATATGTACGGTGCTGCTCCCTATCTACAGGCGCGTTTTGGAGCGAGCCGACAGGAGGCCAAAGAAATGCTTTTGGCTTGGATGGAACATAAAGAAAAAGAGGCGAGGGAGTGACATGAAAACCATATGCCTTCCACCACGCACCAAGTTGTACGGGTGGGACTACAACACCGACAGGCAACTGCGTATGACAGGCAAGGAGTGGCATGCGTATGCCAAGCGTACCGAGTTCAAGACTGAGCGCGGCTCCGACTCCGCATGGGGCAGCAAGTGCGAGGTATGGCTCGACGGTACTGACGTTAACAAACGATAGGAGATACAAAAGTGGGTAAAGTAAAGAGTTCTTTCAATCTTGATGATATGTTCTTGCTTGCACAGAGCACCCCGCAAGAACGTCGAACGTTCATTAGTTCAAATTTTTTCCCAATTGCGGCGGCAATATACAACTCCACTGATAAGCGCGTAGTGGTGGGGGACGTTAAAAGTTTGACTTCCGTAAAAATGGTCACGCCGTCAGGTTTCACAGTTTGTAAATTGACACGTGCGGACGGTGAGTTCATGTTCACTACCTCGATGTCACCAGATGAGGATCTGTTTTATACCACCTTTTTGCGTTCCAAAAACCCTAATTACTTACGTTCTAAGTTGGCCAAAGGCTCAAATCATGCTGCCTTTGCGGGTCTGCTGGAAGCAGTCAATCTCGCAGAAAACTTATTTTCGCAAAGGCTGCGAGGGATGGTTGATTCAGGCGTTGACAAAATGTTTGGGCGCGGCTTGATGCAACGCCCCTGCTTTGAAACGGATAACGTAATTGCCTCGTTCCTTGCAGATGTTGTTATGGGCAAAACGACTATGCTGCAAATGCCCGCACACCTGCGTCAGGACTTCGATACTTCCTATTCTGCCTATGAAGCATCAAGCGTTAAGTTTGATAAAACTATCGACGAGTTCAAGAAGCTGTTTGAGAGCGGTATGTGGGCGCTATCAATTAGACCTCACGGCGAAGTAGTGCTAAGCGCAATCAGCACCGAGGGCGTGAACACAGCACTTGATGCGTATAAGAGTGGCAGCAAGTTGCCTAGTTATACTGACCACAATTATGCAACTTACACCTTGAACCCCACGTGGTACCCGAGTTATGAGGCTATACCGGAGGAGTACCGACGTGAGTTGGACTACCGTCTGATGTTGCTGAAAGCGCATCGAAATTCTGAGTCCCTTATCCCAGACTCGCGTGATGCGTGGTGGTTTGACTTGAGTTCGGCTAAGAGTGGTAACACGCTTATTTTGCCAAGGTGATTCATGAAAGTGGCTGCCAGTGTAGAGGAGGGGTATCTTCGCATAGGTGTTGGCGACAACATGGCGAGGATCTTTGCGTTAGATGCGTTGCCTGATTGTTTAAGATTGCAATTAGCAATGGTGCATGCTTGGGACTGGACGCCGTTAGTTGACATCACGAAAGATTGGCATCGGTCTACTTTTCATGGCGATAATTTTTTTAAGTGCCCCATTTGGTACCCCGAGGAGTGTAGGGATATTGGGTGGATGATGTCGGACACCGAGTACGTCTTGGTGTTGTCAGACGAAGTAATCGAAGAGTTGCGCGGCGGGACATCTCATGGTTAAGTACAGCGTATTACTTAATACGCTACGCTACATGAGGGAACATGACTCCAGAGAGCAAGGTCAAGGCGAAGGTAAAGAAGATACTGCTTGATCTCGGCGCGTACTATGCGATGCCAGTGACCGGGGGCTACGGCAATAGCGGCGTCCCTGATTTTTTGGTTTGTTTACGCGGCAGATTTTATGCGATAGAGTGTAAAGCGAACGGTGGAAAGACCACCGCATTACAGGAAAAGCACCTTGCGGATATTCGTGGCGCAGGGGGCATTAGTTTAATCATCCACGAAGCAAACGTAGAGACCCTACGCAAGGAGTTAGAGACATGACTACTGAAGCAAAGATTCGCCGTTTTCTGGCAAACGGCGCGAGTCCCGAGTACATCGCTAAGCAACTTGGCATCAACAAGAACCGCGTCTACACGGTGCGTTGGAAGGACGCGAAAAAGGCAGATGAGCGTCTGTCGCCGCTGAATAAGGCAGCGAAGTTTGAAGCAAAGCGTAATCCGCCGAAGCTCATCATTCAGCCAATGCACTTGGATAAGGCGTTGAAACTGCTCGACGCACACAAGACCGACCCCGTGAATCACCCCGAGCACTACAAGGCCGGTGGTATCGAAGTTATCGACTTCATCGAGTCCAAAGATTTGAACTACCGCTTGGGCAATGTCGTGAAGTACATCAGCCGCGCAGGTAAGAAGGACTCCGACCCTGTGCAGGACTTGGAGAAGGCCGCGTGGTACCTGAAGCGCGAGATTGACGCAAGGAAGGACGCATGAAAACCAAGACCAAGACCAAGACCAAGACCAAGAAGCGCAGCACAAGGAAAGCAAAGTTCCCGCCTGTGACTTCTTCAGAGACCGTGATGGTTACGGCTTTCTTTATGAGTGCGGCGGTCTTTAGTAAGCGTATGGTTGAACCCGCCACAAAACTTTTTGATCAATTGTCCGATGCCGAAAAGGTTGCAGTAATGGCGATTGGAGACAAGATCATGGAGGCATTGAGAGAATGATCTGCGCTATCAAACGATGGTGGCTACAGCGCAAATTTAATGTCACACGGGAGTGGGGGCGAGTCCCCCCTCCCAACTGGCGCTGTGCAAGATCTGGGAGGGAATACTGGTGAACGATAAAACTATGGAGTTTTCAAAGGACCGGCTCAACAAACAGATACGGGACCTTGTGCTAGA